TATAAAAACTTTCGTATTCAACCTTTTGAATTTATTACCAAAAATAAATTATCTTTTTTTCAAGGATGTGTTGTGAAGTATGTTTGTCGCTATTTAAATAAAGACAAGATAAAAGATTTACAAAAAATAATTCATTATTGTGAATTAGAAATTAAAGCTATAGAAGATGATAAAAAAAATAAAATGTAATGAATGTGAAAAAAATGCAGTCATTCTTGAAAATAAAATTTATTATTGTGGTGATTGTGCTGTCGAGCAATTTATTACTAAGTTGCACAAAAGATTACAGTCTAAGCCCGTGGACAGTAATAAGACACTTAGGAAAGATAGGTGAATGACAGGATTACAGTTAACATTGGAATTTAAAAAATCTATGTGGAATACTCCCAGTGAGTATAAAGATTTATCTTCTGCAACAGAAATAGCAATTGATTTAGAAACTAGAGATGAAGGTATTAGTAATGGCCTTGGAGCTGGGTGGGCTTTAGGAAAAGGAGAAATAGTTGGGTTTGCAGTAGCGGTGGATGGATGGCAGGGTTACTTTCCCTTTGGTCATTTAGGAGGAGGTAATATGATTCCTGCACAAGTAAAAGCTTATATGAAAAAAATATGTGCTTTACCGTGTCCTAAAATATTTCATAATGCTCAATACGATGTTGGTTGGTTACAAGCATCAGGTATAGAAGTTAAAGGTGAAATAATTGATACGATGATTGCCGCAGCGTTAGTAGATGAGAATAGATTTTCTTATTCTTTAAACGCATTGTCAATTGATTATCTAGGAGAAATAAAAGCTGAGACAGATTTAAAAGAAGCTGCAGCCTCGCATGGAATAGATGCTAAAGCAGAAATGTGGAAATTACCTGCAGAACATGTTGGTTATTATGCTGAACAAGATGCACGACTCACGCTTAATTTATGGCAAAGATTTAAACAAGAAATATCGACACAAAGTTTAACCACTGTTTGGAACATGGAACAACAATTAATTCCTATATTAATAAAAATGCGTCAGAGAGGTGTTAGAGTACAAGTGGAAGAAGCTGAAAAATTACAAACAGAAATGAAGAGCCAAGAAAAAGAATTACTGTTGGACATAAAAAAAGAAGCAGGAATAGAAGTAGACATTTGGGCAGCACGCCAGATTGCCAAAGCTTTTGACAAACTAAAGTTACCATATCCACGAACTGAAAAAACAAAAGAGCCTTCCTTTACTCAAAATTGGTTAATAAATAATAACCATAGACTAGCTAAGTTGATTGTTCAAGCCCGAGAGATAAATAAATTTCATGGAACTTTCTTATCTTCCATCATGAAATATCAAATCAAAGGGCGAATTCATGGAGAGGTTCAACAGCTTAGATCCGATTTAGGAGGAACTGTATCTGGTAGATTAAGTATGACTAACCCAAATTTACAACAAGTACCGGCTAGAAATAAAGATTTTGGTCCTAAAATAAGAAGTCTCTTTGTACCAGAGGAAGGATATAAATGGGGGAGCTTTGATTATTCCCAACAAGAACCACGAATGACGGTTCATTATGCAGCCTCTATTGGAGAAAATGGTTATTCAGGTGCTAATGAATTGGTAGAAGCTTATCAAAATTCTAATGCGGACTTTCATCAAACTATAGCTGACTTGGTAGGGATTGAAAGAACTCAGGCTAAAACAATTGGATTAGGTTTAATGTATGGGATGGGTAAAAATAAATTAGCTATTTCATTAGGTGTAAGTAAAGAAGAAGCCGATGAATTAATTATTAAATACAATAACAAAGTTCCTTTTGTAAAAAAATTATCTAACAGATGTAAATTAGCAGCCGATGAAAAAGGAGTTATTAGAACTAAAAAAGGTAGAAAATGCAGATTTGATAAATGGGAAACTAAAGATTTTGGTTTGCATTTGGCTGAAACATTTGATAATGCAGTAGCTAAATATGGTAGAGACAATATTAAAAGAGCTTACACTTACAAAGCATTGAATAGATTAATTCAAGGATCTTCGGCAGACCAAACTAAACAAGCTATGTTAGATTGTGCTACTGCTGGTCATTTACCTATATTACAAATTCATGATGAACTTTGTTTTAATGTTAAAGATAAAAAACATGCAGAAGAAATTAAAAAAATAATGGAAACTACAATAGAATTTAAAGTACCTTCTGTTGTAAAATATGGATTAGGAGGAAATTGGGGTGGAACAAAGTAAAGCTTTAATAGGGTGGTGTGCAGGTTTATTTGATGGAGAGGGTAATGTTAATTATGCTCAATACAAATCTAAAAATCCAAACGGTAACATTTATATGAAATGGAATGTGGGAATGGAAATTTCTATGACTCACTTAGAAACTATTCATCATTTTTATCAAATTATTCAACAGTTAGGATCTATTAATTATAAAAAAAATGGAGGCTTTGGTAGAAAAGATCAATGGAGATGGAGATGTAGTCATCGCAAAGCTTTAGTAGTTGCAAAATTATTATTTCCTTATGCCTTAACTAAGCGTAAAGATTTATTAAAAATAATAAACCATTACGAATTTACCAAGCCACTAGATAACCTAAATACAAAATTTAATTTTTTTAAAAAGAAAACTTAATATGATCGACCCTGGAGTCCATTTACTTTTTGGGATACCTCTTTTTCATTCTAATGACTATCAAATATCTATAAAAGAAAAAAATTTTTTAATAAACCTATGTCAAACAAATCATTTAAATGAAGGTAATAATAACTCATCTTCTGATCAATATATATTAAATCATTCTGAATTAACTAATTTAAAAAAATATTTTGATTCTAAAATAGAAGAATATACAAAAAAATATTTAAAAATATCTCACCTGACGGAATTTTATATTACACAAAGTTGGGTAAATAAAACTCCTGAAGGTACTTATCACCATGAACATTCTCACCCTAATAGTATATTGAGTGCCGTATATTTTATAACAGAAAGTTTATCTCAAATTACTTTTAGAAGAGACTCACCTTTATTTTCTACTTTTCAATTTGCGCTAGAAGAATATAATAATCTAAATTCCGAAAGTTGGAGTATGCCAGATGTTAAAAATAGTTTATATTTATTTCCTAGTACATTAAAACACTTTGTTCCTGTAAATAAGAATAAAGAAACTAGATACACACTTTCGTTTAATGTTTTTGCAAGAGGTGTAATAGGTAAAAGTGACAGATCAACAGCATTAAAAATATGAAAAGCCGATAGATAACCTAGGAAAAAAACTTAATTTTTTAAAAACAATAAAAACTAGCTAGCTCTATTAAGAACTAAGTTTTCTTGTACATCCTGATATTTAATACTATTTCGAGTAGATTTAATATCAGTTTCTATTTTAAGCATGTCAACAGTACAGCAACCATTAGTCATTAATTCTGCTGACCACTTATGTTCAAGATGTTGAAGTTGTTTCAACAACTCTATTTTTTTGGGACTCATTATTCAGTTCCTCATAAGTTATGTGAACTTGCTTATTGTTACAAAAATCATCTTTGTAAGTTTCAATATTTCCTTCGCTCACAAGTTTAGAAAACTTTTCTAAAGCCTCCACATCGTTAGCTGCATTTAGTTTAGTATCTAAATACTTTCCTCCCATACGAGCTTGGACTCGATAAGCCTTCATAAGATATTATAAGATATTTTAAAGGAATGGTCAATATTATACCCTTCTGGGTCAATAGCTATACAATGTGCCTCATAGTGCTCCATAGACCCCTCTTTTTTTTCGATTCTATCCTTAACTGTCATACCTATAGAGTAAGCTGCAGACCTACACTGAGAATCGCTTAAAATAGGGTTTTGAATAAAATCTCTGCAAATAACCTTAGTTTCTATGGTATAACACATGCTGCCTAATAATATGAATTTTAAAATCATTTTATGTTGGGTATCTAAGATCTACTCCACAATGAAATTTTATATAAATTTTGTGCTTATCTACATCTTCTTTACCAATTTCTTTCATTTTATCAAGGGATTGTTTATATCCTTCCAGCATGCATTCATAAGTTGAAGAGTAAGTTTGGGGTAGGGTATAAGGAGGTAAACAAGTACCAGCTGTTCCTGAGCATATAATAAGGGCTAAAAATATTTTCATAATTTAATTGACTTTTTCAAGTCTCCCATGTAGTTAAGATAAGTGAAACAAAAAAGTAAAAGTTCAATATTAAATAGTATCATGAGTGATGTAGATCAACAATTATCTTCTATACCTTCTGTTGATGTTGATGGTTGTCCAATTGAAGACTCTATGCATTTTGATATGTACATTGATGGTATAACTACTATTTCATTTAAGGATGGCCTAGGAAATATCCATTATCCTTTTGGACGAACTATAGCAACTATTTTAGTATTTGATGAACATGAAGAACGAAGCAATCAACCACAGGAGAAAGATAAATGAGTAATGTAAACAATGAAGATACTGTCTATGACCGATTAGAAAAAGGGATTGATAGTTTATGTACAGAAGTAAAACAATTAAGAGAAGAAAATAAAAGACTTAAAGAAAGTTTAGGTATTAATGTAGTAGACGATGAAGGTTTTCTTTCACACCTAAAAAAAGCTGTAAATAATATTGGAGATATTATTAGAAAGGAATCAAAATCATGAACACTAATAAATGGAAAAGTGTAGCAGTAGCTATTAAAGATTATCATTTACTAAGAGGACTCTGTAAAGATAAATTTAGAGCTCCTGGTGCAATGATTTCTAAAATTTTAAATGACTACATAGAATTTCAAGCAAAGAAAAATAAATTGTCTGTGGATGTTTTTAAGAAAAAACTTTTAAACGGAGTAGGAATAAAAAATGACCCTGATTCGAGAGGATCTAAAAAGAATTGATAAAAGAATAAAAGCTAAAGAGTTTTTTACTATTGAATTAGATCACTCATCACAAAGTTTATGTTTATATGTTAATGGGGAATTAAGAAACACTATTAAAACTCCTAACGCTGAATCTTTATTTGAGAAGATGTTAAAGATTGCTAAATTAAAATTTATTAAAATTAGAAATGAGATTCAAAACTAAACATAAGTCTAAAATTAGACGCTACTTGTCTAAGAGAAAAAAAATCAGTAGAAGGTCTAGAAACAAAATTGTTTTATATGATTATAAAAATTATTGGGTATCATCTATACCTGATGGACATTTAATTGAAATTTGTCATGGTAAAACTGATATAGTATTAGAAATAGAATGTAAATGGAAAAATAGATATAGAGATAAAGGATCTAACAGAGTTCGCAATAATGACTGACTATACTACATTATTGGAAATGTGGAGAAACGAAAAAAAGAAAAGACAAGATGCCGAAGGGGAATTATCTATTATTAAAGCAATTGGAAGTAATTCTCCTGAAGTAAAAACTCTTCAAGCTCGGATTAAAGAAATGGACAACTCTTTATCAATAGCACTCGATATTAATGATCAATATCAAAGAGAAAATAAAAAATTAAAAGAAAAGTTAAGTAAAACAACAGAAGAATATAAATATGATCTTAAAGTTTATCAAGAAGAAATAAAAAATTTGTCAAAAAATAAATGAATTATATTAAAGAAAAAAAATTAATTAAAAAATACTCTGACCAATGGCGTAAAGATAATGGGTACAAAGATTTTCTGGAAGAAGCGGAAAAGGAAAAAGCAGAATTAAACGAGTCCTATAAAGAATCAAAAAGACAAGCTGAAGAGAGAAAGAAATGAATAAAATATTTTTTATTATTTTTGCATCATTAGGGCTAATTACTTTATTAGCTTTATATATGCTAATTGTAGTATTATGAAAATTTCCCATATAAGAGCATTTGATACACCTTATTGGATTACTATATTAGAGGATTTTCACAAACATTTTAATCAAGATCTAATTACTTATGCACATGATTTAAAAAATAAAGGAGAAAATAGAAAGTTATCCAACGAAGGAGGTTGGCAAAGTACTCTTTTACCCCTTGAAGATTTTAATATTTTTTTCAAAGAGATTTATAAAGTAATCCAAAAATTAAATTTGGGTGTAGAAAACATGAAAGTAGATCAACTATGGATGAATATTAATTATAAAGGAGACTGGAATCAGATGCATTTACATAGTGGGCAATATGATTTGTGTGGAAATTATTATATAAAAACCCCATCAAACTGTGGAAAGTTAGTGTTTAAAGATCCACGAGCTGCAGCAATGAGTAGTATGTTTTTACTTAGCCGATATACCAAATATGAATTTCATAAGATAGAACCCAAAGAAGGTATGCTTATATTATTTCCTCCTTATTTAGAACATATGGTTGAACCTAGTAAAACAGATGAAGAGAGAATATCATTAGCATTTGACCTGCGTTTAGAGTAAATAGATAAGAGATGAAAAAATTAAAGATTTTAGATTTATTTAGTGGAATAGGTGGATTTAGTTTAGGGTTACATTCTACGGGAGCGTTTGAAACAATTAAATTTGTTGAAAAAGATCCTTATTGTATTAAAGTATTAAATAAGAATTTTCCAAACATACCCATTGAGGAGGATATAAAAAATGTCAAAGGAAAAGAATTCGAAGCAGATGTCATTACTGGAGGATTTCCCTGCCAACCAATGTCAGTCGCAGGAAACCAAAAAGGAACAAGTGACGACAGATATCTCTGGCCAGACATGTTTAGAATTATTAGGGAAGTCAAACCCCAATTCGTTATTGGGGAAAATGTGCAAGGAATTATTAACATCCAAGACGGCATGGTACTCCGACAGGTGCAAGATGACTTGGAAGGTGAAGGTTTCGAAGTCCAATGTTTCCTTATTCCAGCTTCAGGCATCGGTGCTTGGCACAAAAGGAACAGAGTTTGGATTATTGGCCACTCCGAACACAATGGATCACTTGCCTCGGAGAGCAGAGGAAAGTTTCAAACAACAGATAAGAAGTGGACAGAGAAAGAACAGAAAACGGCCTGGAAATTTAAGAGAGCAAATAGATCCAGTAGTAGTGAGGTGGGCAATAGAAGCAAGACTGGAATCGAACAAAGTTCCGAAAGAAAAATGGACGGAAATGTTCCAACAATATCAAAAAGATCAAATGAAACTTTATCCAAAATCGATGTATCCGACACCACAAGTGGACGATTCAAAAAATGTGAACCCCTCTCCCAAGAGAAGAATGACTCTAGCAAAACATGTGAAGATGTATCCAACACCTCAAAGATCAGATCATCTAGCGAATCAATCAGAGACATTGAAAGCTTGGAAGAAGAGAGCAACAGAGAAAAAGAAACAGGGAATCAATCTTCAGTTTGCATTGAGACACGCAGTTCAAATGTATCCAACACCGACAGTGGATTGCGAAGAGGGAGGACAACAATCAGAGAGAGTGGAGCGAACCAAATCTGGAGCTTTTATCCTAAGAAAGAAGAACAAACCCGAGTCGACATTCGGAGCGAAACTATCGGACGCGATGCTGTATTTGGAGAAAAACAAAATGTTACCCACTCCAACAGTGAACGACAGCAAGAACAACGCAGGGCCAAGTCAGTACAAAAGAAAAGGGACGAATCTCAATGTAGCAGTTGGTGGAAAATTGAATCCGACTTTCGTGGAGTTCCTAATGGGATTTCCTATGAATTGGACAAAGGTAGAGTTAACCGAATCAAAGCCCTCGGCAACGCAATTGTCCCCCAAATAGCACGAGAAATAGGCCTTGCTATTAAAAAAGTCCTATAAAATAAGTGATTGCAAAGTTATCTGAGGTCATTAGATTTTGGTCTGATTGGCAATAAAGTCAATCATAACTTAATATGGAGACCTTATGGATAATAGTAAATTTAAGTCTATTGCACTTAATATAAATACATATGATGAATTAAAACAGTTATCATTATATAGATTTGAAATGCCCCATAGTATGTCTAAAGTAGCTGCGTTTTTAATTAATAAAGCCTTTAATTTATTTGAAGAAACGCGTAGAGAAAAAGAAGCTGAAGATACTTGGGAGTTAGTCAAAGATTTTAAACCTAACTAAATAAATAAAAGGGAGCAAAGTCTTGTGCTTTGCTCCCACGCCCTTTAAAATAAAGAGTTGCAAATGTTAAAAAATTTTTATAAGAAAGAAAAAAGATACAAATACGAGATTTGTAAAGACTGTAAAGGTTTAGGATTTATTACTGGAAAGCTCAGTAACAATCCAATTTCTTGTATCATTTGTAATAGTTCAGGTACCACGATTCACGGCCCTCACAATGAAGCTGAACAAACTTTAATTTATAAACTAGCATGGGATTTTTTAAATGGCAAACCCAAAGGATGGTATCACTGAACTGGTTAAAACTCTTGCCCTTCTTGCGTCCAAATTAGACAAAAAAACTTACGAGAAAGTTGTTTCTACTATCTTTGCTTTATTAAATGGTGTTCAGTTTGGTTATACTGAAATGGGACCACGATTTATTAATGATGCTCATGATATTTATGATCTTCATTCTAAAGGACCTAAAAAGAAAAAAATTAAAAATAATGTAATTCCATTTAAACTTATAAAGGGTGGTAAAGATGATAAGTAACCTTTATAATAATGGGGAGATGATAACTCCTCGAGAAACATACTATGAAATAAAAAACTATATTCAAGTTAAACAGCTTGAAGGCGCAGACATTACTCTAATTATAGAAGATGTTCATGAACACTACGAGGTCGCTACTCGATTCAATTGGATTAATTCCAAAAGGTGCTATCGTGATATACTCTCTCGACTTGTTAAAAATTATGGGCACTAAAGTGGCTGCCGATATCATTTCTGAAAATCATAATTGTAATGAACAAAAATTGTGGAGACATGTTATTTTAAATGCGTTTGAAGATGCACGAATTATGACTACTGATAGAAAGTCTAGTATTTATAAATGTGATGCTCATTTTTGGATTGCTGCTTCAAAAGATTTTAATCAAATTTGTTGGTGGGCTGGTTGGGATCCTGATGAAGTTAGGACTCGATATAGAAAGGCTTTACTTAAGGAATTTATTCGATTTAAAAGAAAACATTTGTTGTGGAATGAATATTATAGTTTATATTTAAGACTTAAAGAGGAAAAAGATCCTGCAATTAGAAAAGAATTAAGGAGAAATGTGGAAAATAAAAGAAAACAAATTATGAATGCTGATAATGTTTTTGTTAAAAATTTTCTTAAAGATTTAGGTATTTAAATATGTTTGATAAAATAACCCAAGCAATAAGGCACGGGAAAGTTTTACATCTACCTAATGCATTAATGTTAGAAAATAATATTAATTTTAACACCGTGGGTAAATTATTAAATAGTAATAATTACAAAAACCGAATTCAAATAAATAAAAATGTAGGGATTAATGAAAATGATATTTTTTGTAATCCTTTTCAAATAAGAAAAGTTGAAGATGCTCCAGAGATAAGGCCTCTGCATAAGATAATATGTAATGGACTTAAACACTTTAATATTGATCAGGCAGATATTTTTTTCTCATTCAAAAGATCTATTGGTGCAGCTCATGTAGATGAAGAAAATTCTTTAATTTTAGGGGTTTATAACAACGCTATGTATAGATTTGATACTCAAGATATAACTATACATTTAAAACCAGGAGATTTATTATTATCTCCTTCAGGCCTTCCCCACTTTGCATTATCTTACCAAGAAAGGATTATTTTATCATGGGGCCTGAGAGAGAAAAAATAGAATATACTACTTATCCTTGGGGACCTTTACTGTTTAAAACTAGAGTAAACCTGGAAGATATTAAAGAACTTAAAAAAATTTGTAATGCTGCCACAGAAAATTTCTCGAGAAATTTAGCTGGTATTATTAAAGATGAAAGGAAGATTGATAAATTTGAATACTTAAATATTATAAAATCTTATTTTAAGGCATACCAAAAGGCTCATCAAAATTGGTATGGTGTAAACCTGGAAGGAATTAAAGTGAACAACGCATGGGTTAACTTTATGAAAAAAGGAGAATCTAATCCCCCTCATGTCCATAATAATTGTGACTTATCTTCCGTATTATTTATAGATATTCCTGATGAAATTAAAAAAGAACAAAGGGAATGGAAGGGTACCGGTAGTGGTCCTGGTTCTTTAATGTTTATTACAGGAAATCCACAGCCTTTTCAGACTCATTCATTTGAGTTTAGACCCGAGATAGGAGACTTTTTTATTTTTCCTTGGAATCTAACCCATTCGGTTTCTAATTTTAGATCGGATGTGACTAGAATAAGTTTAGCTGCTAATTTTTCACTTTTAGAAGCGCAACTCGGTGAAAAAAAATAAAACAAAGGGAGCTCCGAGCTGCGATTCCATTGTTAGTTAGTAAGTACTTTAATATATACTAAATTATTTTAAAAATCAATTTAAAATACGAGGGTCGTGGGTAATAAACCAATAATAAAGCATCACGACTCACGGCCATTATATTGCCACATTTTTCCCAATTTCCTACAATACTCTTTCTTAGAAAAAAAAAATAAAAAAAAATATTTGTAAGGACATTTTTCTAGGAAACTAGGAAAATACTATATAAATCAATACTTCTAGAGCAAAATAGACTAGGAAAACACTAGGAAAATTCCTAGAAGTTTTAGGAAAAAAACAGAGAGGCCATTTTCTGCAAATAAAAAAATAAAAAAAATATTTGTAAGGAAGTGTATTAGGAAAAATTTATGCTATTATCTGGTCAAGATGACAAAAAGAAAGAATTCCTTAAAATCTATAAATGAATTAACTTTGAAACAAAAAGCTTTTGTAGATATATATGTTGCTAATTGGGGTACCATATCTAAAACCGAAGCTGCACAGAGAGCCGGTTATTCTTCTAAGAAAAAAGAAGGACCAACAGAAATTGCAAGTAGACTTACTGATCCTAACAAAAATCCTCATGTAGTGAGATATCTAGAAAAAAAATATAATCAAGAATTAAAAAAACATGAAGGGGACAAGCTTAAGAAATACAAAAGATTTGATGCATTAAGTAAAAAAGCAGAAGAGAAAAAACAATTTGCAGTAGCTGTTAATGCCGAATATAGAAGTGGGCAAATGGCAGGAATGTTTGTAGATAAAAAAGAAGTTACACATGTTGGATTGGAGGGAATGAGTCGTGAGCAGCTTGAAAAAAGGTTATCCGAACTTGAAGGTAAAATCGGAGAAGCCAAAAATATCATTGACGTTACGCCAAAAGAATCTAGTTAAAACAGATAAATGGATGACTGTGTTTAATGAGATTCATAATAAAAATCTTAATACCTCTATTGGGATTGTAAGTATTTTAACTAAGGATAAAGAATAAATGAAAAAGCTTGAAATCTTGAAATTGCATAACGGTATTTTTCAAATCTTGAGATTGCATAACGGTATTTTTCAAATCTTGAAATTGCATAACGGTATTTTATGAAAAATAAAAAAAGAAAAAATAAAAAAATTTTAATTCCAAAAAAAATTTATTCTGAAATAGAAAAATATCCAATGGTTTCTGTAGAATGGTTTGATATAATTTCAAATTCTAATTGGAGTTCGTTTGAAGAGGTAAAAAACTCTGAACTAGCGACTTGTATAACTAAAGGTCATTTATTATCTCAATCTAAAGGTATTACTAGAATTTTTGGTGATTACTCATTTTCAGATGATAAAAAAAGAATTGAAACCATAGGCAATACTACTTTAATTCCTAATTCTGTAATAAAAAGTATTAAAAAAATTTAAGTTGAAATAAATTTATTTGTGTATATCTTGGGGTGCTATGGACAATTTAATAGCAATACTCATTAGAATATTAATTTTTTACCCTATTCCTACTATTATTATTATAACTTTATTAATTATAATCCTTTAAAAACCCCTATTTTACTACTGTTTTTAACGCTTGACCTTTATTCTCTCTTATCTTATTATGGTGGGATAATAAATATAAAACTAACAAAGGAGTAAAAATGGGATTTGATTTAACAGGACTAAATCCACAAATTTCAGGTAAAGAACCTGAACGACCTGATGACTTATTTAATTTAAGTCAGGCCGAACAAAATAAATATTTTAAAGCGAGAGAAAAATATTTAGAAAAAAATAAAGGTGTTTATTTTAGAAATAATGTGTGGTGGTGGCGACCTTTAGCACAATATGTTTTAGAATTTACTCAAGTTATTGATGAAGACAAAAAGCAGAGTTGGCATTATAACGACTTTACAGAAATAGATGAAACTCACGCTAAACAAATTCATAAACAATTAGAGGCCTTAATTAACAAAGGGCATACTAAACGCTTTAGTCTTCATTGGGAAGCAAGAAGAAAAACTTTAGAAGAAAATAATAAAAAAGTTGAAAAAGAACTTGAGACTTTTTGTAAGAGTGTTTGCAAAAAACTAAATAAAACAAGTCTTGCCCCAAATGAGTTTCCTACAGAGGACAAAAAAAAGTGGGATAAAATCTATAAGAAAAAAAATAGTGACGCGAACTATCCTTTTTCAATTGAAAATGTAGAGGAATTTTCTCAATTTTGTAAATATAGTGGGGGATTTACTATTGGATAAAAGAATTTTTGATTATTTTTTAATTGGTTGTTCACGATAAGTTCACGAAAGCAATATAAAAATAATCTGTGGTTAAGTAAGAACATTATGAAAGCGATTAATTTCGGATACAGGATAGTTCTTTTAAATTAAGTTCCTGTCCAAGTGAATTAACACAGGTGGCATAAAACACAGCTTGACCATATTTAATACTAACAAAAACAAAGGAGCAAAAATGTCAAATAAACAAATAAGTAAGGACAACCGAGAATATTGGCAAAAAAAACTAAATAGAAAATTTGCTGATAAAAGGAGTGCAATTGAGTCTATACATATAGAAGAGATAAACTCACTTGCAAAAAAAAACTTTCCTAGTTTTAAAAAAAGATTAGGAATAGAAAAAAACCTTAAACTAATAAAACAATTGGAAGAAGATTATAACAATTATTTTATTAACTTTGATAAACGCCTACAGGAAAAAAAATCTAAATTAGAACAAATATTTAAAAAACTTTCAAATGTTTGTAATGATTTTGAAGACACGCGAAAGTGGGGTAAGTCTTTTCCTGATTTTGAACGAGAAGATAATAAAGCGTTTAATCTTGTCTCCAAGATAGAGTATTATTTAGAAACTAATTGTAAAGAAGAAACAAGAAAAGCATTTTACAATTCTAAAAAAGGACAAGAAATACAAACTATAAATGAGTTAGAAGAACAGGCAGATGATCTTTTACATAGTGATATGATTGGCGCAGATGTTTTAAAAGCCATTCAAGGTATTGCTAAAAAAAGTCAAATTCATTTATATATTCCAACCAATTCACAATTGGCCATTGAAAGTGATCTCACTAAGTAAATTAGTGGATATATATAATTCGTGGGGGGACAAACAAAAATTGTCCCCTCTCGGAAGTGCTGATGAAGAGTTATATTGGAATTCAAATAATTTATTGTTTTCTTGTTCAAGATTAAATAAGTCTCAATGCGATTGGCTAAAAAGATTTATAAAAGTGTGGGATTTAACTCAGGAAAAGAAAAGGAAAAAATGAAGCATAAAATAACATTAACAACAGAAGAATGTTTTGAAGTTGTTGAAATATTAAAGACCTATGTTCAAAATAGAAATGTAGATAAAAGTTTATTATCTGCTTACAAAAAATTAAATGTTAAAGTACCTAATGTAGATTGTAATTATGATTATGAAATACCAACATTTAAACCAAGAATAAAAAACTTTGAAACAAGAATAAAAAACTTTGAAAGATGTAAAAATCCTGAAAATAAAAATTGTGATAAAGAAGCCAAGAGAACTCATATTTTAATAGAAAAAGATGAAACAGAAAAAGAATATCCAATGTGCAACGCTTGTTATGAAAGTTGGGTAATGGGTTAAAATACGACAGAAAGGGGGTAAATAAATATGAGTGAAAAAAATTGGGAAAAGTTAATAAATAAACATTTATTAGGTAGAAAAATAGTTCTTGCTAAATATATGCCAAAAAAAATTGCAGATAAATATTATTCTTGGCATAAAAGACCAATAGTGCTCCACTTAGATAATGGAGTTATGCTAACTATGTCTCAAGATGACGAGGGGAATGACGGTGGTGCAATTCATACAAATATAAAAGAACTACCAATAATTCCTGTAATTTCCTAATATGAATTTATGGGCTTTATATTGTAGAACAAAAAAGTATAAAGGAACTTTTAAAGACTTTGTAAAAGATTTTTCTAATTGTAGAGAGAGTTTTGGCAGTAAAAAAGTCATTTATTCTAAAACTATTGAGAGAGGACTTGCATATTATTTAAAGAAATTTTATACTTAATTGACTAGTTAAACCCCTAACAATGCGAGAGTGGCGTTAGGGGTTTTTGTATGTTATTGACTTAATAACATAATGAAAAAATCAGAAAGTAATTTGTGGAAAAGAATAAAATCACTTAAGTTAAAAGGTCAAATTTTTCGTATAGAAAGTAATACAATTAATGGAATTCCTGACATTTATTGGTTGATAAATGGGAAAAGTATTTGGATTGAATTAAAGTCAAATGACATCAAGAATTGTGGACTTTCTAAATATCAAATTAATTGGCATTTAAAACATTTTCAAAATGGTGGAACTTCTTTTATCTTGCGAGAAGACCTCTCGCAGAGGGCTTCTCAAAATCTACAAATATTCGTGGTTCGTGAACCGAGAGACTTGGTTCTAGTTTGTGCGAACCTAAACTTACCTAACGCTTTTCAAAAAATCTTGACGCTATAACCACGCTTCACGCTTGACTAACAAACGCCAACAAAGTTGGCGTTTGTAAATCTTGAGATCTTACAACGAGTTTGGGTCGTGGGGCTTGATACCTTTATAAATCTTGAGATCTTACAACGAGATTTTTTCGCTTTCCTTTTACCTTTACATAGGCGCGTAAATCTTGAGATCTTACAACGAAATTTTTTCGCTTTTTCTTTACCTTTACAAAAAAAATAAATTTTTTTTAAAAATAAAATAGAGCAGCTCAAGGCAGCTTAACCAGGGCCAGCTTACCAGGACTATTTAAACCTGGAGAGCCGGTAAAATAAAAGTTGACTATGCTGCCATCTCATGCTAATGGGACTAATAAACAAAAGGAGGAAAAATGAAAAAACCAAAACAATTAGCAGAAGGCATGGGCTATTTTAATGACTACAATGAGTGGGGAAAGGGTAGGGATTTGGGTATCATTAATTTTAAAGGAGATACTTTAAAATCTACTCGAGAAATTTTAGATGGCAAAGATTGTATTGTCTCTAGAATTACTGACACACATGGTAAGACTAGAATATCACAGATTGAATATCCATTAATTTATAAGGAGAAAAAAAATGATAAACTTTAAAGATCTAAAAAAAGGGCAGGAGATAAAAAGTGATCAGCTGCATCCGTTTATTTTATGCAGCGGAAAACTTTTGG